TTTCCTTGCGCGTGTGCTGCTCGTGTGGGCGGAGAGGGGGAGGGATCGGAGGGCTGACCTGACGCTTTCGCCAGAGGTGATTGAGCTTGGGGAGAAGATCATCTCTGACCTCTCGGCCATCGGGATGCTCGCAGGAGAGTTCCTTGTGACAGACGAGGCAAAGCAATTCGGAGCGTCATGGTACGAGGAGCTTGACTATAAAGGTGACGATCCGCTTGGTCCATACTACGAGCGGAAGCTGGATCACAGCTACAAGATCGCTATGGCTCTTAGCGCGATGTCGGGGGATGACCTTGTGATCACGGAGCCCCATATGCGACGAGCAAAGGAAATGCTCGAGGGAATCGAACGGGGAATGCGGAAGGTCCTGGGCGTGGTCGAAGCGAGCGATCTTTCACTTCAGTATAGAAGAATCCTTAATATCATCCGTCGACACAGCCCCTGCACGCGGAGCAAGTTGACCCGCTACGCTGCGCGATTTGCAAGTGCTCGTGACATAGACGATGCGATCTCGACTCTTCGTCGTGCCTACATAAAGGTCGACCACACGCCCACTGGTGGGACCGTCTACACAGCAAGGGATCACATGGAAGAGTATGGAGAGTACGTGGACGAGACCTAAAACCAGTGCCAGGCCGCAAGCTGGTCTCGCCAGCGCGAGGTCGTCCTTCCGATGTCGTTCCTGTAGCCCACGTCGAGAATCTTGATCGTCTGCATCGTGCGGTTCACCCGTCTTCTGGCCTCCCCGGCGTCCGTGCCCCACGCAGTGACATAGCCTATCCGTCCGCCGATTGCATAGGGAATGCCGTCCACCTTCCGCGCGTTCTGGAGCCACAGATGCCGAACGTTCCCGTCGACAAGTCCTCCTATTGGAACTCCGGCGTGGGATGTGTAGAGCGCTGCGCTGCCGTACATCCTATTCCTCGGCTTCCACGCGGCGCGCCCGTGCGCAACGTTGTAGAGCAGGTCTGCAACCTTCTTGTATCCATCAAGGAACGGGTAGAATGTCGTGATGTCTGTCATAAGCTCCAGCGCGAAGAGGTCCTCCTTTTGGAGAACAAGCCGGAGTGCGATCCCCCCTCTAAAGTCAGCCTTCCGCAGGATCGGGACGAGCTTTGCGAGGCTTTCCTTATGCAAAAGGGGAATGTCCCAGTGAAGCCATCCAGACGTCCCCGTAGGTTCAACAGAACACGGTCCAAGGTCTCCTGGCATCAACGTGTGCCACCAGAAGGACGTCACGAGAGGGGTCGCGAATGAGTGCCCGTCGAACCAGCCACCATGCACGACCTCGATGCCTGGAGGACGCGTTTGCAGAGTGATCTCTGGTGCGAGCATGATGGACACATAGCTTATTGCTTCGTGTGCATCCTTCGTCGGAGCCCACGTGCCGTGCGGCGTTCGCATGATCATTGGGCAGTTGCACTCCCGCGCGTAGCGGATGGCTCCATCCTTGTTTCCCCTGAACGTTCTTGCCGGTGGCGTTGGGATGCCAGCAAGGCGAAACATCCTCTCCGCAAATGAGGTGTCCGTCTGTGCCCTGTCTGTCAAAGGAACAGGACCGAGCGTTGGTGAGCGCTTGTGCAAAAGCTCCCTTGTCGTTCCTAAACCGAGACCATCACAAACGGCGAAGTCATAGCCGACGTCCTCTATTGCCTCAAGAACACCTACGTGTGTCAACTCCTCGGCGTTCGGGACGTACTCTACCGGCACAAAGCCCTCACCCTCGCCAAAGCCACCAGGCAGCACGCAGTGAACTTTGTGCCCCTCCTCCTGCACCCTCCAGGCCACCGGCAGGAGGGATGCGCTCTTGCTCACGAACAATATCCTCATCGCAGGACTCCCTTCTTATGGTCCAAGTGGCACGTTGAAACGAACCTTTCTCCTTTCCTGTGCCTGCTCCAGTGTCTCTGGATTCAACAGGTAGAACAGCCACTCCCTGACGGTGATCTCGCCCTTGCCGAGTTCGTTGATCTCCTTCACAGCAAGCCAGAACGGAATGTGTGCTTTTGCGGACGTCTTGATCCCACCCCAGGCAGATCTCCTTGCCTTCGGGGTCGTCGCTGTAAGGAATCTATAAACGTTGAGAAGAAGTCTCGGTGTTGGAGAAAGGTATTGTGGGGCCGACCCCGGAGGGAGGAAGAATCTCTGATAGCCAAGTCCTGTCACCTCTGCAACCGCGTTTAGCACTGCGAGCATCATCAACATCCCCTTGAGCGCGTTTATGCGATCCTGCGGTCTGAGAATCTTTCCGCGACTTGTGGTCCCGAACGCCATCCTGTGTGCACACTCTCTAAGGTGCATGAACATGTAGTTAAACCACCAGCTCTGTAGGGACAACGCCATCCTGGCAGCTTGTCCTCTCCAAAGTCCAGGCAGGCCGGTCGAGGAGTACAACCACTGCGTTAGCAATCCAGCATCAACAGCTTCGTCCACGAGGTCCTGCTCGGTCCACCTGAGGCTTTCTCTTGTTGGGAGGGGTCTCCTGAAAAGCCTGTACGCCGTGTGCCAAGCCCTCCCCATGATCCCCTTTCCCTCGACCAGAGCCTCAATAGCCTTTCTTCCGGCCTCGGTGTCTTGCCACTTTAGCATCATCTCCGCGTAGAGTTCCCCTGCGGTCATGGACACGTTCACGTTGCTCAGGAAGTCCAGCCCCGCGTGGCTTATTTGGTAGGGGAGCATACCCAGGCGCTCCGGAGAAAGGAGTATCCCGCTGATGTCTTCAAATCCTCCGCGTCTCGAGATTTGGTAGAACGTCGTCTCTTTAATAAGCTTTCTCACCTCTGGAGGAGGACGGAGTACCTGTGCCATAGCAGCTATGTGCAGCGGATAGAGATCCATGATGAGCATCCGTTGCAGGAGGTTCCTAATTACGATCTTTGGTCTGGCGATCAGAGTTCCTCCGACGACGCTACGACGTGCAAGGACGCTCATCGTGCGGATGGGATTCGCGATATGTCTCCCGAAGGGCGTGAGGATGAGGTTCATGACATCTGCTGCGGGCCGAAGCGTTGCATTTAGGTACTGGTCCAGCTCAGTCATGTAGTTTCGGATGTCATATCGCAGGAACTTGTCGATCTCCCTCCTCACGCTGGCCGGAATAGCGTCCCCGAGCGCACTTAGCCTCGCCCGCAAAACTGCCATCGGCTCCGTTAGATAGATCTCCCGCAGGTCAAATCGCGCCATCGTCCGCAGGAGCGACGGGAGGTCCTTTGAGAAGTGTCTCTTCACGTCCTCTCGCACGAGCTTTCTCGTCTTTTCTGTCGGGTTCCACATGTGCTCAGACAATGCGGCATAGGTCTTGCGTGAAAGCCAGTAGCGGAGGTTCTCGGAAATATCATGGTACCGGATTCCCTCAATGTCTCCTCTACGGAGGATGCTCTCCGTCAGCGCGTCAAAGAAGTGCGGAACGTACTCGCCAATGTCCTCTATCGGCTTAATGTTCATGACTGCTCGGACCTCGTTCACGCGACGGAGCATCAGTTGTGTAAAGGCGCGGAGGTCCTGGAAGTTCTTCAGATCTTCGCCCTTCAAGTACGCTGGCGCGTTGGCGTTCTCGTCCAGCAGGTTCCTCATCCGAGCTATTGCAGGTGTCGGGACGCCCTTCACGACGGCCCTGAGCTTTTGTCTTATAGTGGTGCCAGCCTGCTTTTCTATCTTTTTTGTTATCTTCCTGAGCCATCGGTCGATGTCACGGAGTTCGAGGGACATCCTCTTGTATGCCTCGACGGTGTCCTTCAGGAGAGGCTCCACTCCCATCAGACGGAGAGTGTATTCCTTTGAGGCAAGCTTCATGGGAACTGAGGGCTCTCGGAAGTGCATGGGAGGAAGTCCTTTGAGGACATCCTCTGGAGGCTTTTCCTTTGCACGTGCATAGATACGGTACGGTATTGGCGGGACCCGTGTTGTTCCTTCTATACGAAGGACGTCTGGGTCACTCTCTGCGGTGTACGCCAATATCTCTGACTCCAGCGATTCGGCGTGCCACGGAGGGAGCGGTATTTTGTACAGACGTCTCAAGTACTGTCCTATGTAAAGCTGTGCCTCGACCCGGCTGGCTGAGACCAGGCTCGCGATGGGCTTGAAGAATCTTCGATCCAGATTGAGGAGGTTTATCAGCTCGGTCATCTGCTCGTGTGGCAGCGCATGATGAACTTTGGTAATAGCATGTTGGACCACGCTCTCGGGATAGGTTTGTGCTATCTTCTCTACGAGCTCCGCTCCTTTTCTCTCAGCAATCTCCAGCGTGTAATCTGTCACTTCCTTTGGAATCATCCCATGCCACTCAGCTGCGTGTGTGAGCTCGTGTATTGCACTATCGCTACTAAATACTGTATGACTGGGGACAGCAATATACTCCTCCCCGCCCCCGCCTCTTGGGGGCGGCTGGTACCAAGCTTGGTACCCCGAGAGCGTCGCGCGAAGAATTGGGTCATCTATCTCGTCTGGGTCCACGTACCTAAACTTCACCCTACCCTCGTACACAAGCGGATGGAGCACAGGAGGGAACCTTGTTGTACTTAACATGTCGGCTACTTTTTTCGCTTTCCATGTCGGGAAGCTTTCCCACCCTGGGAAGCGGAGGCTGATAGGAAGTGTCTCACCAGCACCTGCGCGAGCGCGCTGTTGTGATTCAGCTCTAAACCAAACTGCCGACGGCAGTACTCCTCCGCCCTCTTGCACGCGCGGACGAAGTCTTCCGCTGGTGTCCTCATCTACGACTCCTTTCTTTGGTCTGTATGATGCAAGCCAGGGTTCCCCTAAGGATACTGGCGACCATAACACAAGGCTACCCACAGGTGAATTGTACTCCCAACCACTCCCGGAAGCCTCAACCTTGCCGAACGCGAGTTCCTTGTCCTGGTTCCGTTTCAGCCAGTTCCACAATGGTCGTGCCTGGGAGGCGTCTGGGTGCCAGACAACGTCGGTCATCCCCAACCTCTCCACGGCTGCCTGCTGGTCCAGCGCCTCACGGATAAGGGGCCGAACCTGCCTAGGCATAAGTTCAAGCTGCGTGTGGGCGACGTCCTCTGACGGGGCTCCTTTCTCTCTAAAGGCTTCAAGGTCTTTTCGTGTGATGGCTCCACCGATTCCACTTCCCTCCCCGACCTCGTTGATGTCGATCCCCATTTCCTTGGCGATCCGGCGGATTATAGGGCCTGCTTTTACCGTCTTTCTTCTCGTGACCTCCAGCGTGTCTGTGTCGACGAACACGGGCTCTCCGTCCAGTGTCCCCTTGATCTGCTTCTCCCCGCGCTCTCGGGCTACGGTCAAGAACGCTCCCCCATGCACGAGCATTATATCACCACCCTCTGTCTTGAGCGTGAGTTTCCCCGTCGGACGGTTTCTGGCTGCGTTCAGCATTCCTGGCGTAACGTGCTCCATAGAGATGGGGTGGACCTCCCCCAGACTCTCCGTGGGACGCGCAGCAACGGCGGAGGTGACCGGAGGTGCAGCGGGGGGCTCTGCTGGAGGAGGAGGCGGGGGTGGGGGAGGAGGAGCCTTTGTTCCAGTCGACACTTTCCCTCCTGGCGGAAGTGCTTCCTGCGGGACAACCTTGACCTCCGACGGTGCCCAGCTTCGTGCATTACGGTCCAGCTCTTGCCGATACAACCTGGCCGCTTTACTGTGGCCCCTGACGGCTTTTCTGACCGCTCTGACTTTCAGCTTCAACGTCATATCCACAGGATGCCCTGACGCTTCCATGTCCTTTATGAATCTTTCGTACGCGCGGAGCGTTGCTCTCCAGTTCCCCTTGCCCTTCGTATAGTTACGGTAGTGTCTCGCAATCGTGGCAGCGTCCTCGGCAAGCCGCTTGTCCGCCCTGATCGCCTTGATGCGGGAGTACGCAGACACTCCTGCGAAGATCGCTCCGAGCCCGCCCCACCAAGCGGCAGCCTGAGGGTAGCGTGCCAGATTCTGAAAAAGTGGAATACCGTGAGTCCATCCTCGAAAAGCGGTCACTCCGGTCCCGACCGCGACGCTCCGTGGAACCTCTCTTGCTGCCTGGGCTAAGACCCTTGCGACCGTCGGATGCGTTCGGCGGAGCGCCTCGAAGAGGACGCTCGGTGTCTGTGCACCAGGCAGCCTTGTGAGAGCCTTGGTAGCACGAGCTCGTCCTGGAAGTCTCGCGAGCACAGTTCTCGCCAGAGGAGACACCTTGCTGATCGCCTCGAACGCAGTTACTATCCCGAGTGTCTCCGCCGACCAGGTGGCCAGGACCTCACCGACCCGATCAAGCTCAGACTCACTAAATCCAGGAGTTTCTTCTCGATACCTCTGCACGTAGTCCGTCAATCCTGGGACGAGTCGGTCCAGTGCTCCGAGGGTATAGGCGTTCGCCACACGATTGGCACGGAAGGTAATGTCATCCACGAGTTGACTCAACTTTGACTTGTTCTGGGCCGCCGCACGACGAGCGGTCCGTTCATAGACAGTTTGCTCTCCAACGTCCAGTCCGCGAGCCAGCTTCTTCGCGTGCAGCCATGTGGTCCAGCCGTCTGGGTTTTGCGTCGGCGTCCCCCACGGCTTGGGCATTAGGTTGAAGAGCGTCTCCCTGTACGCCTGGCGTTCTCTTCGAACCCTCTCCAAGCGCCCAGCGGTCGGTGTTTCCTGACCTGCTCTCGCTCTCCGTGCCGCCTGGACTCTGTCTATGAGCGTGCTACTCATAAGCCGTAGCTCCCTTGTTCCTGTTGAGCCAGCCTTCTATATCCTTATCTGACGCCCCTTCTGGGAACGCGTCGAGGGCCTCGTTGATTTCTTCGTCGGTAGCAGGACGATACGCAACCGGAGGCTTCGTTCTGGCTCCACCACCCTTCCCTAACATCTTGGCGAACTCGCTCACACGCCACTGCTGCTGCTCAAGCTCCGTCAGGTCGTTAAAGCGTATGTCCCTCGCGAGCCAGTCCATCCCCAAGCGCTTCTGCTTTTGCACCACAGGGTTTCTCGCAGCGCGCATCTCAACCCTTCGCCACATGTTTGCCTCTTTGCTTGTTGGGTCCTCCCGAGCACGCCTTAGCCCATCTGTGATCTGTTTGGTACGAGCCCCGAGGGAGTCTACCATAGCAAGGCCAGCAAGATTTGCGCTGGGTGAGCCTTCTGGATCAACCACACCGAGCGCCCGTGCGTCGCGGATCCGGTCTCCAAAGTCCTCGGCCTTCTTGGTCGATGGTGGGAACCCAAGTGCCATCATGGCAGCCGTAGGTTCAGGGAAACCGTGCTCTGTCAAGAAATCGTACCTGGACTGTAGTCTCGCTGCGGTCTCGTCCGCCGGAAGCTTAAAGAGCGCCCGTGCAACTTCCATTTGCCGTTCGTCAAGTGTTCCCTCTATGAGACCTTTCAGGAGATCGTTCCGCAGTTTTGCTTCCCGTTCGACCTCAGGTGCCTGTTTGGGGGGTTCACCCATGTGCTTCCTGGTCGCCTCGAGGAGGGCTCCTCGTTCCCTTGTTAAAGCCTCTTCTGCAGCAGACGGGAGTCCAAGCTCGCTACGGGCGACTTCATCTGGGTGCTCTTGGAGGTACTGGTACTTCGTTTCTATTATTTTGCTCTGGAGCTCCTGGAGCCTCTTCGCGGTGGCGGTGGAGCTCTGCGCGACCTGAAGCGCGTCTGCCATGTCACCCAGTAGTTTCTTTCCTGGTCCTGTCGCGGCGAACCTTACCAAGACCTGTGGCTTAAGGTCTTTTGGGAGCGCAGTTAAAACCGTGTTGAGCTGGTTCAGCGTCTGCGCGCTCCACTGGAGATCCAGGAGCTTCTGGCGATAGTCCTCGAGGGACGATTGTTCCTTTTCCCTCTGTTGAAGCTCCTTGAACCCAAGCAGAGCACGCGCAGCGGATGTCCCAACTTGCGCCCCCTGAAGAAACTCCCGTGCTCCACGGTTCTCCGGCCTCGGTAGCACGACAATTTGTCCTGGCATCTTCTGACCTCGTTTTAGATTAAAACAATGTTACGATCCAAGGCCCCCCGCAAGAAGTCCAGCTCCCGCACCAATTGCTGTACCAATAACAGGCCCTCCGAGAGCGGTCCCAATCGCGGCTCCAGACGCTGCTCCACCCAGCCCCGCACCCACCATCCCGCCGAGAGAAGCTCCTCCCTCAGGCGAAACCGCAACTCCCATCATCGGTGTCCCGAGGAACGCAAGAATCTGCTGGATCGCAGGATTCAGTCCTGGAAGCGTGCGGACCCATTCCCTGTAGGCTGTGTCAATCCTTGCCTGCTCATATGCACGGAGAGCCTCCCCGGCAGCAGCTCCCTGTCCAAGAAGCGCTGCTGCAGTTGGTACCGCTCCGGCTTGCCGCTGCCGAGCAGCCTCTGCCAGTGCGATGTTCTGGACCTTCCCATACCGACGGGCTTCTTCCTCACGTGCAGCAAGCCCCTCCTCAAAAGCCTCCCGCGCACGCGAGACGGCTTTCGCGCGGGCTCCTCCCCAGTATGTTCCTGGACCACGGTACGCTGACTTGATCTCGGGGAGCACTTCTTCACTCCACGTCCGCTCAGCAGGTGCCCGAAGTGCCTTCGCGATGTAACTCTCTGTCTCTGCCGGAGACCATCCGGCCGTTGGCACCCCGCTCAGCGCACTCCGAAGCGCGCTCGCGACCGGAGAGATCTGCCCTACCATAGTTGGCGCAAGTACGTTTGCCCCCGCGCCGAGGACTCCCTCCAATAGACTCTGTGTCGCTTCACTGGGCGGAGCATACAGTTCCCCTGGGTACGTGGGAAGCCCTTTTCCTATCTGTGAGCGCAAAAACCTCGAAAGCGGCTGTGCAAGACGCAACTGTGCCGGAGTTAACGTCGATATAGCCTGTGCGCCACCATTTCCACCGCCACCCATAGTTATACCTCCACTGTGACTTTCGATCTAACGCTGGAAATCTGGAAAAGTCTACGACAAGCCCTCGGCCTGTTGGTCTCAAACTTGATCTCCGTCCGTGGGCCGAAAGATCTCGCCCACGCTTTCAGGAACCCGATGCCCTTTTGCACGAGCAGCGTTGCACGATATTTTGGGACAATATATGCCCAGAAAACCCAGACATCCTTCTCGAGCTCCCAAGGGCCGAAAGCAATGAAAAAGCCTGCTGGCACGCTGTCGACCAGTCCGATAGCAACGAGAACACGTGAGCTGTCGAGGTTTAGGACGCTCCACCGAGCAAAATCTGCGCCACAAAAAGGCACTTCCGTCCTCGGTGCCGCATCGATCATGGCGGCCACTTGTGCAACCCTTTTCGCGCAATGCACCCGTTCTATTTGGATCATCGTGTGCCTCTCGAGCGCAGCTTAATGAACCACTGCTCCAGCCAGAAACGCGGTCCGGCGTCCGCGCTCTGGAGCTTTACCATCACACTCTCTCCCCCAACGTCGAAGTCAACGTGCACACGATCCCACGAGTCAGAGCGGACCTGTTCAACAAACGTCCAGGACGTGCCCTCGTCGAGGGAGTAGTAAACCTCAAGCTTTCCTCGCATCACAAGCTCAATCCCAAGACATCTGACGTGCGTCTGTGCTGGGGCGTTAAGATCTCTATATGAAAACGCCTTGCTCACAAGCACCTGATGCATCGGCATGTTTGACATGTCGACATGACTTGTTCGATCGACCTCCAGAATCCAGCCGGTGACTCTCGGTTCTGTCTCTCCCTCAAGCAGAGCCTCCCCATACCCTCCAAGCCATATGACCTGACCCTCAACACCAAGATCAGATTGCCCGTAGACCCAATCCTGGTCTGCATAGGAGCCCTTGAGGTCTCCGTACGAGACATAGTCCCCTCCACGAAGCACAACCCCCCCGCCCGTTGCACTAAGTGCGTCCTTCCACCATCGCGTGCCACCAGAGCGCTCGTAGACCCAAACTCGATTTGGGTATTCCGATCCGCCGGTTGGAAGGAAGAACATCACGACCTCCTCCTGTGGGTTCCAGAGTGACCAGCTCCTGTGCTCGTACTCCTTCGTGAGCTCGGCCTCGAGCATTGGCTTTATTGGATCACCTATAGGCACGATCGCAGACCCGTCGTTCATGTAGATGTTGAAGCCTGTGACAGGAGAACGACCGAGGAAGACGTGAACATTCCCCATTCGGATGAGGCTTCTGCGCGCGACGAGCCCGACGCCGACGCTTTGTGTGGTGAACGCATAGCGATTTTGCGCTCCTATAGGTCGGGCCTGGATGATGGCGTCTGTCTTGTAGATCACAAGACTATTTCCCAACAGCTCGGCTCCAACGATTCCTCCAGGAGTGTCCACAAGGTCCTCGAAGGAGTCAGAGCTCCACGTTTCAAGCTCCCCAATGTCGCTCCAACGAACGCGCTGAGGGATGCTTTGACCGTCCTCAATGGTATCAAGGAGGAAAAGACAGTTTGTGAAGTGCGTCACAACGCGAGCTCTATGCGTGGCGGTCTCGCTCGCCTGGTAGCCATTTCCCCCAAGCAGGTTCGACATTGTTGTTCCATTATACTTCAACACAGGATCAACGCCATTCGTGACGATCCAGGTGTTCTGCGCGAAGCAGCTTGTGGCGGGACGATCCAAACTGCCGGACAGTCCATCAGCAAGAACCTCCCATCCCCACGAGTCGTCAGACCAGATACGTCTGTACGCCTTTGTTGTCGTCAGGACAACGCGTTGCGGGACCCCACTATATTGTAAAATCTGCTCGACAAGCTGAACCTTCCCGTCGAGAATCTGGCTGATGAGCGTTTGTCCGTGCGCAGGACGAATGACAGCTTCGCGCATTCGGACGCCCTGGCTGTCGCGCACGAAACGTGGATCAGCAAGTCGTTTCGGCAGCTCATAGCTCACTCCACCCACGAAGTTCCCGAGGTCGATCACCTGCGGGCCAAGAAGACGTCTCGTACTTGTTGGCTGAATAGGCATAGTGTTAGGTCGTGAGCTTTATCACAAAGTAAACGTACACAACCCCATTCTTGTTGATCGTGTCATCACTGCCAATGACAAAACCGTTCGCGGACCCAGATTTTATCCGCCCCGTTGTGTAGCTGACAGCGTTTGCACCTATCCCAAACGACTCCTCGCCGTCCTCACTTGTCTTGATTCGGATGCCCATAGACTCTGCCCCGGACTGTGTATAGATAAACACCATCCAGGTGCCAGAGGAAAGGTCGATACCGATGCCAATTTCCCGATCGTCCGTCGCGTTTCCAGTGTAGCTCCCAATAGCAAATGTCGGAGGGCGCTGTTCCCATCGCAGCGCGTCTCCGGCTTCGGTAGCCGCCGCGAGGTTTGTGATCTTCTTGTCGTTTGCGTGTAGTGCAGTGCCAAGTACAGCGTTCCAGAGCACGACGTCAAATGCAACTCCACCTGCGCGCGGAAGGAACTGCTGGCCAGAGGAGACCCGCCCGATGTAGTAGTTCTGTCCACTCGCTGTGCCTTCCTCATACGGGACGGAAAGTTCGAGCTCTCCTGCGTCCGTGATGCTGGAGATCCGGTAGTAACGAGAAGCTCCGTCCAGCCAGAAGATATCCCCTGTGTTCTCCCCAAGCCCAAGGACGCTCCAGTTCGTCCCAACACCGGTCACGGTAGCATCGCCATTCGTGACGTTCACAGTCCCATCAGTGTGATACGCAGGAAGAACATCGGTCCAGGTCCCACCAGTGTCAAGGGACAGACGTCCAGTGTCCGTGGCAAAGTAAACGTGCCCCTTGTTTGCGGCTGACGCAGCGGGGCGGGCGGCTGCTATCCCTTGACCAATCTTTGCAGTGTTTTCTCTGTGTGTCCAAGTATCAGCGTTCGTTCCGGTCGGGGCATTGTGCTCGACGTTTATCCGTTCCCGTGTTGCTTTTTTGTCCTCCTGCTGGTGGATGTGAGCCTCATACGCTGGATCGCCCACGGCAGGAGCATTTTCGTTCCAGTCATAGTCCCACGTCATCAGTCAATCCCCTTATATGGATTCGCGAGGTAGCTTCCGGTCAGCACTTCACCGCGTGGATCGTACTGTCGCTTAATGAAGCGCTGGTCGGGTGCACTCTCGTCGAGGGCAATCGCCTGTCGCAGGAGCCCACGACGGTACATTCCACGCCCGAGTGGATGTTCGTAGAAGATTGCTGTTCGGAAGACGTTGTAGTCGTCAAGCATCCCCATCTGGAGAGCAGCAAGCATGGCAGCCCAGTGGACAAGAAGGTCATCCATGTGCGCGAGGTCGGACGACTGAGTCAGCTTGCTGCTCTCCGTAAAGTGCGTGGGCCATTGTGCAAAGTAAAGGAGATAACTGTAATCGCTCCCTGGCGTCGGGATGAAGAGCAGGTCGTTTCCGAGATTCACGTATCGCGTCGGCTTGCCGGAGCCCTGTCCCTGAATGTCATACTTCTTTAGTGCCTCCGCCGAGGGCATGGCCCAAATTGGCCATCCCTCGCTCCCTTCGCCTCCCCACACGCCGAAGATTTTCTGTATCCGCGCAGGCCAAGGATAGATCGCGTTTCCACTTTCCATTCTTCCACGAGACACTCGCATGAGACACTTCCACTGGTGCACCCGTGCGATCTCGTCCTGGGCGAAGTTGAAAAGCCCAAGGAGCATAGAGTCCTTGCTCGTCCCTGAGATCCCAAGGAAGTCTTTGCACATTGTCCTGAGCTCGTCGAACGACATTCCGCCAGCACCAAACGGGCTGGGAGCCGATATGCCTACGCCGGTGCTCATTATGATGCCTCCACTGTAAGGGTATCAGGGTCTTCAAAGGTGTAGAGAGGATGCTGTCGCCAGGCGTAGTAAATGCCTGGATCAAGGAAGAACGTGGCCTTGCCTGAGCTGTTGGTCTTTGCAGTCGCAAGACGCTGGTCGCGGTCGGCGCTCGTATAGACAAAGACATAACAATCTGCAATGGGCTCTCCAGTCGACTTGTCCGTGACCTCGTAGATATATGTCTCCGTTCCGACGCCTTGACTGATGTTCGTCAGCATCTTCGCAATCGCATCCAGTTTTCCACGTTCTGTGAGGACCGTCACAGGAATGATCTCGACGTTGGACGTGCTGCTCTTTCCTGCGAGAGTCATACAGTTCACCTGCATCTCGGCCGCGGAGACAGGAAGCGAGTATAGTCCAGGGGCATTTGTCGCATCCACCTCCGTCGGAGTTCCTGTCGCAGCGACGGCAGTTCCATCACGGACGAGGTAGATTGTATGATTATCAGCGTCGCCCGTTTTCCCAGCGTTCAAGTTTGTGTCCCACGCCACATAGTGGAGCGTCAACGCTTCCCCGTAAATTGCCATTTTACAGCGCCTCCCTCAGAACTTGATCCCATAAAGGTGGAAGTGTAAGTCCAGCGTGTTTTGTGTCTGTCACCACTGCACCAAAACTGACCTCACCCACGCCACTTTCGAGCGTCGTTTCCCACTCCTCCTCTGCTCCCTCAAACACCAACTCTGGCGCTCCGTGCTCCGTCCAGACACCTGCCATGTGGTCGAAGCCAGTGCCTGTCATCTCAACTGTCACGTCGCCATGCACGTTCGAGGGGAGCTCCCTGCACGTTCCCACAACCTCGAACACGTCCAGCGGGTGCTCCAGGAAGCTATGCAGCTTCACCCGAACCGCGAGGTACGCAACGGCCAGGAGTGCAGGGAACGGCTCCCCTGGTGGAATCTCGGACAGGTCTGGGGAAAGGGCACGGTGCATAGGAACCCCGTCCTCTCCAGCACTAACGACACACGTGGCTCGCTGGCAGATCTTACGTGTGTCCGAATCTCCGCAACCTTCGCCGTCCGAGTTCCTGGCGTCGAACGCATAATCGCCCTCTGGATAGCTCCACCCACCACCCTTTTTGAAGACCATGTCGCAGAACGATCCCTTCCACACAGCAACCGCCCACCCGACCTTTCCCCCGTGCAGGCCGAGCGGGCTCAGCTTCACGTATCCACCCGTTGCACTTTGCCATATCCAGAATGCTGGAGACTGGTAGGCTGAGTACAACGAAACCGCGTTCCAGCCGTTGGCGAACGTTAGGTCACCACCAAGACCATCGAAGTATATGTAATATGTCCCTTGAAGCATCCGATGTTCTTGCCTTGACGCTGCCTCTACACGAATCCACATAAACGGAGTATCGTAGCTTCCGGCGATCGTTCCATGATCAAAGTTAGCCTCACTTGCTCCATCACCAAAGAAGCAATAGCCAGGATAGTCAGGATTGGACGGACACATCGCCAGGGACGTGAAAACACACTCAGTGACCTCAGGGTAACCTGGTGGAAGGCGTTTCATTCCAATGACGTCGAAGTTCTCTGAGGGCGCGGTCGTGCGTGCACTGACTGTCACGTCAATCGGCGACGGCCCTTGGAGCACTTGTGCATTCACGTCCACAGCGATCTCGGAGACCCGAGCCCACGGATAGCGCATCGGAACAAAGAAGTCCATGAACAGTCGAGTTGCTCGACCACTTCTGCGGATGGCAGCGGAGTCTTTCCTCTGTGCCAGCACAACATCACTGAGCGCGAAGTTTGGGTCCCCAGTGTCTACACCTTCGTACCCCCACCAAGAATAGTCTGGGTCGACGACATGCTCGTGAAACCCGTCGTATGTCTCTGTCGCCTTGTCGAAGAACTCGAGCACGACGTCTGAGGCCCCGTGCTCCTCCCACGTCTGCCCAGTGCCCGCGCTGGAGGTCCCAGAGAACTCAAACACACAGGCTCCCTCTTCCACATATATGTCCACGGACATCGCAAAATAGTACAGGTAGCTATGCGAACGGTGCACCGGAGGGCCGACGTGGATTGGAGGTTGAACAAGGACCGTGATGATGTTCGCGTCGCTGACATAGTCAGAGGCTCCGGTGCTTATCCGCTTGTCCAAGTAAGCCGGGGTTCCACCAGAGTGCCCAGTGAGATAGTCGTACTCCTCGGTCACATAGTTCCAGATATAAAGCTTCCAGTCGTTCTCCACGAAAAGCCAGTTCGGGTCTTGGTACTTTTGAAGCAGGCCGTATCCGCGGAGTCTCAGGTCGAGGACATTGGCGTCTTGTCCGGACACGTCGATTTCCACCTGATGCGCGACCGAAGCAACGTCGCCAGTGTCGTAAATGTGACTGACCTGCTCGTCGTCTGCAGAAACCCAATCGCGCTCGTCGCCGGTCAGCTCGATGCGCGAAGCAGCTTCACGCGTGGACGGGGGAGCACTCATGGAGCCATAGCACTTCCAAAGCGTGCACGCATCGTCATTTGGGTAGTATGTCTTCCCCATTTTACTTGCAGGTGATGGTCATGTCGACCTTTAGGCTCTCACCATCGGCCAGAGTGTAACTTGCGCTCATTGGAACAGAGCACAGCAGCTTTCCAGTGTCATCGCTCGTTGTGCAGATGAACATATTGCTCACCTGCGTCCATCCGCCCGCACCGGCGGTGAACGTGACCTCCTTTGTTTTCGTTTGCCAGTTTCCTGCGACCTGGGATGCGGTGAAGTCAGTATCGTCGCTGGCGACAGCTTGACGCGCATAGCCCGTTCCGGTGGGCTCACCAGTGGGTGGCAGCGTGTCGTCCTCTGCAAGCGAACCCCGATTGTCAAGGCCGATGTAGTAGTTCGCGGGGACGCTGAGAGTCTCATTGAAAAGCACCTTGATCGCGAACTCCTCTCCCTCATCGTGCCAGATGTTCGGGAGTCCCTCTTGCATCGCCTTTAGCGGACGACAATAACCATTGAAACGTCCCAGATACCGAAAGCGCCATACGCTCCTCAGTCTTGGTCCGTGCATTATACTGCTCCTTTCAAAGTTATGTAGCAATTACAAACGAGGTTCTGGTGTTGCCACCAGCAGCCGCCGCGCCCGCAGAGAATCCCCAATGCCACGCTGGCGGCTCGATCATGCAGAATGGATTCATGCTAATGCGCATGGCCTCAGCATCCTGTAATGCTCGATTCCAGACCCCGCACCAGGCTATTGTGCCCAGAAACGCGTAATCGTTGTTGTGATCCAGTCTGCCGATCTCGAGGTACTCGCTGTTATCAACAGTGCCAGCATAAGTATCAGTAGTCGGCCACCTTGCCCCATTGAGCCAGATCGCTACGACACCGGCTTGCGCGACGACGAGTGCACATACCCACCGCTCAGGGGCACCATTGGATATAACTACGCTCCCCGCAGATGACGATCCGAAAATGTAGGCGTAAAGACTGTCGTTGTCGGAAGCATCGATGCGCCAGCCGTTACCGCCCGAACGCTTGTTTAATATGCCGAGATGGGCGGAATCGGCCCTGGAGTAGAACAGCGCCCCAAAGCTGAAGTCGGCTGTGCCGAAGTTCAGTGAACTCTGATCCTCCACCCTTACATAGTCATCAGTGCCATCAAAGCTGAGCGCGAAGCCCTTTTCGGTTTTGACCCAATCCGTCGGCGGATCCATGTTTGTCAACGTGCCATCATTATTGTAATGGCTGAAGTCAAACGCTTTGCTTCCAGCGCCTTCCCACATCGGCCAATAGCCGACGCACCCTCGCCACAATTCGCCTGCGACGCCCTCCTCGTTGCGGCCTGGCAGCCATCGTGCTGGTTTGATTCTCGCCATGATTAGCTCGCTGCGGGGATCGTGATGTCAACATAGTTCACCGTCAGTGCGATCTCCTGCCCCGCCTCGTTAAGAACGTGAATCTTGTGCTTCGGGAATTGCGAACCAAGCACGGAGAATGCCCTACGGTGTGTCTTGTTCTGCGCCTGGTCAATCACCGCAGCAACGTATGGAGTATCGTCAACCGCGCTTTCATAGCCCTCAGAGTCGGGATCAAAATCGGAACTAAGCACATAGACTGTGACGTTCCCGTCAGTAGCGCCAGTGTTGTCTTCTATGGTTTTGAGCGCATAGACACGTCCCTGTTTATTGTCCAGATCAACGGCGTCGCTTGTAAGGGTGCCATTGTCCGCAATGGCAATATCGTCAATGTCGGTGCCTGAGTTGTACGTCAGGTGTGTATTTGCTCCATGATTGAAACCCGTATCTGGCATCAGATTCCCTCCTTTGCGTTCAAGTCAGTTACAAGAGCCTTTTCCCAGCCCGATAGCAATGTTGCGGCTTTCTGCTCTGTGGCAAGTGCCGCCTGGTGCTTATCCCAGATCATGTTCACAACGTTCTGCCTGATTTCGGCCAATGACCTGGCAGCGGTGTCTACCAACAGCGATGTAATACGATAACTCCGCACATCTGGCGGTGTTACGCTGTCATCCGTTCGCACTGCCGTTACGGACACCTCTTTCCGCGCAAGGTCAACGACCTGTATCTTGACATCCCAATTGATTGCCATGCTTCCTCCAGTGTTTACTTAACTGATGTCGTCATGTCACGTCTTCTTCACCTTAAGAGACAACGTCACTCGGGTAATCGTGCTTGCCGAATCCACATTGAACGCAAGAATGTCCCCAGCAGCGACGCTCGTTGTCCACCCGCTCAACGTTGAGTCTTGCGATTTCTGTGCCGAAGATATCGTGGGCGGGGCGCTGGCCGTGATGCTGTCGACGTCCGTCGGTGGAAAGTCTGCGTACGTACCTTTCCATATGTCAACCACAATCGAGCCACTTTGGTCGGCCAAGAGCGTAACACGCTGGATCGTGCAATCGTAGGGGACCTCGATATGTCCCTTTTCCCCGGTTGTGATAGCACTTCCGCCGCCGTCAATAATAATCTCGAGCGGCGCGATGTCATCCTCCCACGAGACGTCCGAGGCCCCGCTCTTGAGACACTGCCCATCAGTCCCCTTCGCAAGGCGATTCCATTCCGTGGCGTCCCTGTGAATAATATCCCCTTGGGCATCACTGTCACTGATCGCCGCGTTTACATCTGCGTGGTCCTTCCAATCGGCAGTTGTCCCATGAGCACCAGCGTCTAAAGCCTCTCTGATGCCCTGCTCGGACACGAGCGTTGTATCGGACCCTGGATCTCCAACTGTAGTAGCGAACGAAAGTCCACTCTTGAGGAGCAGCGAATTATCTCCATCCCACTGTGGAATAAATCCGTCAGTGTTTGCTCCTGGACCAGACACAACGCTCCCGAGCACGGTGTCTATGCCCTTCAGGTGCGCCGTGAGGCTGTCCACGCCACTGGCCTCCGCTGGAGTGGCATCGGGGGTGTAGTTTGAGGGATCCCAGTCGATGTCCGCGTTGTCCCCATCAAACTCATCCCCGAGGCCACTGGCATGCTGGGAGGCGTGCGGTGCAAGGGAAATGGCACTGCTCGTCTGTCTGGCGAGCTCAAAGATCGCATTGACGATCATTTGAAGGCTCGCGTTCTGTCCAGAATCGTCCGACATCATCTTCCTCTGATCTTGGTGGCCGTGCCCCACACGAGCGCGCCGATGGTGGCTCCCACGAGGAACCAGTCCCCTCCAACGACGATCTCCAAGATGCTGCATCCGGTCACAGACACGAACCCAAGCCACTGACCGAGAATGCCGATTGTCTCCTTATGAGCTGTATAGAACATAAGCAACCGTTCCTGTTCCTGTGAGTGCAAGGTAAACATCCGTGCTGAAGTAAATGGGGAAGGGGAATGTCAAAACCTCTGTCAGGTCACCGGCAGCCGTCACAGCCTCGTGAGAGATCCCGACTTTTTCTGTCCCACCCGAACCCCCGTCCTTCAACACAGCGCTCGACTGGGTGGCTGTCCCGTGTCGCACGATTAAACCACTAACGTGCGCAGAGCCATCATGCACGGTCCCGCTCGACGTGAACTTCTTTGCGAATGTGGACTGTGGTATCATTCCTGTGGCTCCTTTTTACATTGGGACGGCACCGATGGCAAGAAAGCGTACGCCTGTAATGGCCGAGAGGTCCGCCCCGTTCCCGACCTCGTCCGCTGCTGCTGCGCCCTGGCCGGAAATTGGCGCTGTACAGGCCGTTCCTGTTCCCGCCACCGCGATTGTAGTTGCTCCCGTTTTTATGAGCGTGTTGTCTGCGTCCGCTGTCCCCCCAGTTCCAGCGATCGTCACGGTGCTTGTCGTCGCTGCTTTCGGGTAGTACGCCAGCACTTTCTTGTTGTCGTAGTCGTACTCGAAGATCAGACCAGACTTGTTCTCAAAGAGAACGAGGTAAAGGTCATCAAAATAGTCAGTGAGATCAAGTTCCTCGCCGCCGGTCGGGTACGCAGAGTCAAATGCGATCGTCCCAGAAAGCAGGCCAAGACCTCCACGCATTCCAACGCGGCTCGGAGAAACAAGATCATACGCTATCGTCAAAGCCATTGGTCATCTCCTCACATGTGAAACGTGGGGTTCGGGGGACAGCACCATGCCATCCCCCCTCCCACAGCGTTTGTCAGGGGAAAAGCATCAGGTTGCAGAGTCCCCATGCTCCATCTGCAATCGCCGCGACGCTGTTTCCGACGAACGCGGGGTCTTCGGTCGTCACGAGCGTCTCGATTGACCCGTCGTCGTCCTCTGCCAGACCAATGGAGTCTCCAGCGCCAGCAGCGCCAGTGCCAGCCTTCAAGAGACATGGACCCCACGTCTGCGCCCAGATATACGGCTTGGCCGTCGTGCTTGCGGCCATCGCACGCCCAACGGGGGCCTCAACACACGGGTTGGCAGCGTTGTGTTGCGACACGTTTCTGAACATGCTGTTCCGAATGATACCGACGGTGTCGGTTGCACTGAGCGCAACAACAAGGCCACTTTCGATCACGATGGTCGCGTCTGAGCTGCCTGCCGTCCCCGCCGTGTTGGAGACAATAGGATACAGGTACCCCGCGCCAGTGCCCTCCGTGATCTCCAGGAAGCCGCCATTGTATGCGTTCGCGGTGATGGTGACGTCGAGCTTGAGCTCCGTCGCCCCGACTGGGTCCGCGTCGAACTTCGTCGCGGCAACAGCAACCTCTGTCACCAGGTTCGTCAGCATATTCCCCACAGCCACGGCCTCGCTCGTCTCAACGAGACGAAACACGCGCCCGAGGTTGTCTGCAATCCGAAATCCAGGACTCGCAGGCACGGACGCGGCGTCGTAGTTCAACGTCAACAGATCAGGCCAATACCCACCTGGGGGAATCGGCGTGATCACCTTACTTACGTTCATTGGTCGAGTCATTTATCTTCTCTCCTCCCCTCGACGGGAATGTAGCCACCCGACGTGGCGTTAGTATGTGATGCCGTGAAGCTGTCCCTGCGCCCCACGGTGGGTGCAGATGAACTGGCCCTTCACGACGACCTGTGCGACACGGTTGAACGGCTGGTTGATGTACTCCTTCCACTTTGTCATCTCGAAATTGTAGTTTCGGTGGATGACAAGGTAGATATAGTCCGCGTTGAGCATCCAGAGGCTGCCGCTTGGACAACTGGGGCTCTTCAGGAGCGGAGTTCCCTTGTAGATGAGATGCTTGAACGAGGCGTCCGCGAGTGCCTTGTTCACGATCATCGTCATCTCCAGGAGATCGTCCTCGTACGTCTCGTAGGCGTCCCTGTGACAGAGTATAATGTCCGGTTCGGACTCCACATCTTCGAGGTCGCCATAGAGCAACTGCATGTCCTTCCGGAGCCACTGGGCTCCAGCACCCTGAGACGCCCGATGCTGGTTTTGCCACCACGGGTAGTCCTTCTGGTCATAGTTGCCCACGGTCTTGCTGTCCGTAGGAGCATCATCAACCAGATCAAGGAGCGAGTTAAACCCACCTGGAGGACGGCTGTCCTCTGCGCGGAAGAGCACAGACTCAAACTTCTTCCGCATAGACTTTTCCAGGTTTTTACGTTTCCCAGTAAGCAGGTTGAATATGGCCTCTCGGCCACGGTTCACAGCATCATCATCACGGTACCCGGTGATGTTCCCCGCCATCGTGGCCCACGGGTAGATGACGGTCGTGAACGGATCAGTGTCCTCAAGGCTCACCTCTCCGGTCTTCCCGATTTCCGTCACGGTCGGGTTGACGTCCACCTCTAACGGAAAGCGGATGTCACGGCCAGAAGAGATGTAAACGATCCGTCCCTTTTGTGAGAGCCACCAAAAGAAGGGATACTTCTTCAAGAAGATGGCGTCAATGAGCTCCTTCTTCATGTAAGGCCAGGTACTTGTGACAAGGCTGTCCTGTGCTTCTGTCAAGTTAGCGTAAGCCATTGTCTTTTACCTTTCACAAGCCAAGCTCATCCGCTGCACGATCAAAGGCTTCTCTGGCTGTTCGAGGTTCTTCTTCACCACCAAGCCCACCAGGCTTCGCTGCTCTTGCGGCTTCCTCTTTTCGCTTTTCCTCAGCCTCCTTCTGTGCCTTGGCTGCCTCAAGATATGGCTTGAAGCGTTCCATTGCTTGGTCCCAGGCTTCCCGAACGGAAAGCTCTGGATTCGCGTCAGCAATGAGGACAGCCGTCGGCCGGACAAGCTCAAAGGTTTCGTCTCCGACCTCTCGCCGGAGATCCGCCACGGCCTGCCGAGCGGTGATAGCTTGGTCGACCTCTCCACGTGCACTCTGCGCGAGCTCGGTCATCTGATCCCGCGTTTTCTGGATCTCCTTCTGCACGACGGAGAGGACATACCTTCCCTCCTGGGAAAGCTCGTTCTCGTCGAACGTTTCCGTTCCGCCAGGAACAAGCTCTTTTTCCTCTTCACCTTCAATCTTCTTTCCTGCAGCTACTTCGAGCAACTGGTCTTGCGCCGCATCCAACCGACTTTGCAGTTGTTTTAGCTGCGACTGGAGTCCTTTGATGGTCTCACTACTTTCCGTTTGGACCGTCTCGAGTTGCGCTTGCAGTTCCTCAAGTTTGGACTGCTCCACCATAGGCACCTTGCTGCCCTCGTCCTTCGGGGGAAGGACAACTTCGCCCTCTGGACTGATATCTACATTGCTTGTTTCTTCTGTCACGGTCGCCGCTCCTTCACATTGTTTGCGTTACGAACAAAGTTCCCTGACGCCAATTTGGTATCGACGAAAACACCGGCGTAGCTCCCTCATGACGGTCATGACCTCTCGTCCCGTCCAAAGCTCCCCCGAGAACACCACCTCGGGCCGCCGGTCCCCTGGAGGCGGAAGCGTAACCTCCAGGGAATGTGTGCGGTCTTCTTCCTCGTCCTCCTCGTCATCAAACTGTGCAGAAAGGACGTCAGACCTGGTCACACGGACCGTCATTCGGATCTTTGGGTTTTCCTTTTTTGTCCCAAGCGCCGACATCTGCTCGGCCTTCGTGTAACGCTCCCCAGCGGGTGCGTTAGGTCCGTCAATAACTGCCTTCGGAGGAGGACCGGGTTGCCGTCTCCCCTTGAGCAGCGCATCCGCGTTTACGCCTTCAACTACGTCTTCCATTGCGTTTGACCTCCACTACTTTGCCGGACTTCTTGTCGTACCGCACGACACGACGTCGTGGGTTCCGAGGAGAGATCTTGGTCCCTTTGTTCTCAAGATGGACGCTGTATAGTCCTCGTTCCTCGCAAATGCGCTTCAGTTGAGCTTCACTTTCAATCAAAATCGGTCTCGGCCCAAGATCATGAAAAACTGTTGGGTGGAACACCGAAGCTCCTGGTGCCCTTCGTGCAGCCAAAACCTCTCGAAGCTTCCCTTTTTTCACCCCCGCGCTCCTTGGTAAGGGACAATCGAACCATCCGGTCTTAATAGACCAACCGACCCATATTGGCGAGCCTCTTGTTCTGATGGAGGAAGAATCTTGCTCACGTCCCACCCCGGGAACCTGGAGAGGATCTCACGTAAAAGCTCCCGCACGTCAAGTCCAGGAACGGCTTGTGAGGCCTTGATGAGTGCTGGTGCAAGAATCTGCGCTTCAAGCTTCCTGGACGTTTCCGTCTGCGGCTGTGCATCCTCTGGGTTGATGGTGTACGAGTACACACTACGCAACTCGCTCCCCTTGAACAGGACCCAGTTGTACGGGATCGCCGCGTCGGGTGTTCGGATGATACGGTATTCTGTCCAATAATTGAAGATCATATCTGCCCACTTTTCCGCAGTGTCGATCAACATGTCCGAGACCGCGTCCCGCTTGTCAGCAACACGAATGTCCGTCCCGTACTCTGTCGCGGATACCTCTCGGCTCGTGACTCGCTTGGCCGGAGCGCTGTAGGAACCTCCACGCGACTCGCTCATCCCAATGACGCCCCTCACTTGATGTTGCAGGACCTCAATATCCCCCGCGAGCGTCATGCTCGGACGTGCCTCGATTGGAAGGATGACGTCTCTCGGATCTCCATCTATACCGATCCCTGCCCCGACGTCCTCGCTGAGCCACTTTTCCATTTCCTCTTCACTGATTACTGTCCGGTCATAGAAGAACTTCGGGATGTTGATCCGTCGGCTTTTTGCGGCGAGGGTGCTGGACGTGTTCGCCTCAAGCTGGAACGCTTCAATCTGCTTTGACTCCGGCACACCCCACAAGGACCGGCTGTTCGGGTTCCATGCGAGGACCGTTATGGCGGGGGCGTCAAGTGCATTCGCAAGTTCGTCTGGTCCCTCGTAGAGGAACTTCTTGCTCCCCGACGTGAAAATCATGACCTTCCGTTCCTGAAAGTCGTGCATCGAGTAGACATACACCATGTCATCCGGCGCGCTCTCCCCTCCACCTGTGCGTTCCTCACTTAGCCCAAGGCTGACATTGCTGGGCTGCACTTCCTTTCGGGCGGACGCAGAGTAGGAATCGTCCTCTTTCACGTCGTCCACCGGACGCAGGACGCGTGTCGTGTACCGGCGAATTGCTCGCTGCCTCGTCGTCCCCCACCCAAGTACAACATCCGCAGGATGCGTTCGCATCGTCCACGGAGTCCCCTTGATGACCTGCGTGTCCCAGTCGAGTCTTCGACCTTTTTTCGTCACCACTCCGCTGCCCAACGGACCAGGTGCAACGCCATGTTTCGTGTCATAGCCGTGCACGAGGAATCCCGTCCCAAATAGCCAGCAATCCTGAGCGGTCAACTTAACCTCTTGCTTGTACCGAAGGCGCTTCACGAGCCAGTTGAGGATCGTTTGAAGAATCTTCGCACGAAGTTCCCCACCAACGACCTCTTCGCTCACATAAAACTTCGGGTTTCGATAGTAAACCTGTGGAACGGTTGAGCGAACGTTCGGGAAGTAGACGTTCACGGGAACAAGTCCCGAACCCTGAAAGTGCCCGCGATAGTAGTCCTCGTACGTTTGCCAGCTTTTGTACTCTGACCAGTACTCTCGCCACTTGATGTCGGACCTAAGGAGGGCCTGGACGTCCTCCATTCGCTCCTCCTCAGACTTTCGCGTTTTTTCTGCCACTTTAGCCTTTCCTGAGCGCGCTTCCAGAGTTACTATGTTTCGGATAGTGATACGGGCTATTTGGCATGTTACACGCAAACAGGGCCATCCGTGCTGCGTGCCCTCCAGCCCGCGCTGCGGCGTTCACACAAGCTTGCGACACGCCACCAAAGCCATGTGCCTTGCACCAGGCCGCAAATCTCCCCTCGTGCGACTCTGGAACTGCCTTCTGGATCCACTTCCGCGTCCGCCCTGCCATTTATCCTTTCCTCAGCGCATTTCCCGCGGAGCCCTTCATGGTCTTTACCTCTCCACGATAGGCTTTCCCACGCAGAAAACAATAGTTCACGTACTCCCCACGTTTCAGCCCGTGTGCCTTGTTCGGTCCGCTCACACGTTGCACACGACCCCCGCTCGCCACACAGCTTTCAAACCCCGCTGGCATCGTGCTTCTCCTTGTGACTCCAGGCGGGGCCACCCGACCCCGTCCGGCAACCTGGTAACCTGGACGTCCCGTGACTGGATAGCCAAGTCCTCGACCCGTCATTGGACCCTGGCCCGTTGGTCCTGTTCTATCTCCGAGTGGCATCATCGTCTCCCCGCAAGTTGAACATCGTAGAACTTCGCAAGAGAACCTTCTCTTGTCGTCTCAAAGGACTTCATTATTTCCTCGTACGTGATCCGTGCGTTGTTCACGACGGTCTTTTGCTTTTCCTTTTGTTCGTGCCACCCTTTGCTCGGAGGGAAAAGTGTCTGCAACCACGCGAGAGCATCAAGTGAATCTCTAAAGGTCGAAAAGGGATATTGGTCAAGCTCCTCTCGGAGCTCTCGGAGGTCATTTCGGACGTACCACCAACCAGCCTTGAACGACGGCTGCATTCCCTCAATACGCGCGCTCTTGCTTTGATTTGTCCCTGGGCGTACTGGGACGATGCGAAAGAGTGTCCCGCCCTCCTTGTGGAAGACCTCCTCGAGCGCATACTTAAGGGCTTCCTGGTAGGCGACAACCTCAACCACAAAGCGCTTGAACCTCCACTTCCGCCAAAGCTGAATGATCTTTGCGACAAGCTCGCTTGGCGTCACGCGCCCAGAGAACATGTCAAGCACATAGCGCCGACCATCCTCCATTAAACCTCCCACGGCAATCGCGCTGGGATGGTTTGTCCGTTTCTGTCCGATGGCAGGATCACATGCCGCACCAATGAGCTTAAAGGACGAAAGCGCAGGCATCTCGTCTTTCATATAGACTCCATACAGGTCTTTGAAAATGAGGCTTGAGTCGTCCACAGGAGACGAGAGATATTGCGTAGAGTACTTATACATCCCCTGACTCGCCAGGATGTTTTCCAACACCTCCTTTGAGTACTTTTCTGGGAACAGCGGCTCCCCCGAACTGTCCAGCGCCCCACGTAGCATGACCTTCCACGTCCTCGGCTCGTTCTTCGTGAGATAGTCATATAGATCATTTGGGCACCAGCGGGTCATGATCTGCATGTACTCTGAGGTCTTCACATTCCTCAACAAGCCCCAGGTCATTTGATGCCACCCGATTGCCTTTTGGATGTCTTCTTCCGACGGCTGCATCCACGTCCCTGTCACTTGATCCTTCTTTGCGACGATGAGGTCGTCAGCGTAGATCTTGTCATAGTGCCTACTTTGAAGCTGCGTTCCGATCCCTGCGCTTTCGTACGTGCTCTCCTGTTGACTAAACGTGCCCCGTGGTCTCGCAAGGCATGCCTCGTCAGAGTTCCACTTCCTATCCGTCTTCGGGACCAGCTCGGGGAATAGCTCCCTCAACAACATGTTCCTCTCCCAGAGCTCCCGAATGTCTCCGAGAATCTTCCGCGCATTGTCATGTTGTTGACATACGATCAACTGTGCAACACCTGGGTTTTGCAAGGACACCTGTATCGGGCGTGCCTTGGAGCCCAGCGTTGTTTTAAGGAACCCCCTCGGCAGGCACAAGAGCTTCCTCTTGTGATCGCTCTCCAGGAAGCTGCACACATCCATGTGGAAATGATCCGTGACCTGGTCAAACCCAAGCACCCCCCTGGCGAGGAAAAAGAGACTTTCCTTAGCCAGCTTTCGCATTTCCTTCACTTCTTGCTGGGAGAGCTCTGACATCTACAACTTCGGCCTCCACTAAGTCACCAGCTTCCTCTCGACGCCTCCGCATCATCATGAGCGTTTGACTTAGCAATTCTGCTTGCGCGTCCGGCAGATGGAACTCATGCGACACGTCGATCTCCTTCGGCTTTTCATATCCCGCGAGCTTGAGAATGTCTTTCGCTGCCGCTGCGCTCGTTCTCCGATCCGCGTTTTGTAGCATCTGCTCTATCAGCTTTCGGACAGCCAATGGGGCGCTCCCTTGTAGAAGGCGCTCAACCTCGTCCCCGTTCATCGCTTCGCTGATGCGCGCCGCGAGCTTCAGGCGAATCCGATCCACCTCCTCCTTCATCATAGGACTCTCCAGGATCGTCTCCACCACGCGCAGCTCCATCCCAAGCTCTTCCGCGACACTTTCCGTACTATCCCCGAGCGCGATCCTGTACGCCAGCAACAGATGTTTTGGCAATAGCTCTTTTCCCATTTCACCCTTCATTATACATCGCTCACCCCAAAAACGCAACATTGATCTCACCCTCCACTCTTCCCATTCCCTCTGTCGTCCTTTGCTATTCCCTCCGACGCTCATCCCTCTGTCGTTCACTCTCCCTGGGTCTCAAAAAGTGGGGAGGTTTAGTGGTGGTCCTTTGGCCGCCGCCCGTCGCACGGTGGGGGTTTTTTGCGGACGTTGCGCGATGAGGGGACGTTTGTATAGTGTAACCCTCAGCGCGTTACATGTAACAGAGCAGGACACGGCAGGTTCAACGACAGGCGCTGTCGTTGCGTTTTGTGGCTTGGCATGGGAATTGCTATATGTAGGGATGATGTTCATGCTCATTGACAATTGAATATGCGATCAAGGGCGCGCAAAGAACGGAGAACGGTTCCATGGCAAAGTATAAGCACCTTGAACGAATCGACGGAAACGTCTACCATGGCGCGACGCACATCAGTAGGGACCAATCGGTCGACGGAATATCACACGACATCCCATTCAAGTTTTCGATTGACGTTGAGCACAGGGATGGAGAATGGATATTCCGAACCCGTAGCGACGAAGAAGCAAACTCCTTCGTCAACGGACGTTCGCTTCTTGAGAACCGGAAAACGCGCATGACGTGCGGATACGACAAACGTTATGCTGCGACGCCGGAAGAGAAGATCGCAAAGGCCGCCGAGCAGACGCTGAAGAGGCTCGAGAAGCTTTCAGCGGATACGGGCATCCCAATCGAGGTTCTGAAGGCACAGCTAAAGGAGGCAATTCCTGACGATTGACGGACGTTGACGTTCCCTTGACGTTCCCTTGACGTTAACCTGCGCCCTTGACGCATATTCAAGGCCCTATCGCTTGTGCGATAGGGTTTTTCTTTTGGAGCATGTGCGAGAGCATCCACGACGCACAGCGCACGCACGCGCAGGGCACGACGCACAGGCAAAATCCACCGACCGCCGTGTTTCATTTTGAGCGCACTGCTCGCGTGTTGAGATTTCTCAACACGTCCAGATCCAAAAAGCGGTCTCACTTCGTTCTCGTTCAGAACGATGTAGTCCACCCTCCTGCCAAAGTGGCACTTTTGCGAGGGAGAGGCCCGTCTGCTGCAGATCCGCCCCTTGTCCTCCAAAACACCCACTCCCCAATTTGGGAGTGAACGTGTGCACGGAAAGCCTCTCGACGCTGAAACAATTTCAACGATTTTTGAAACCCTACCGGAATGGTAGGCTTTTCCTAAAGCCTTTCTATGCAACGACTTAGGGAATGCCCTTTTTGAGTTCAACATCGTGAAGCGCCCCCATTCTGCCCTAACTCCTTACACTGCAAACACTTATGCCAATTTCTTCGACATGAAGATCAGCTCCCCCCCGACATAGTGTTGTGGAATCTCGACACTTCAACAGGTCGTTGAAAAATGCAGCACAATCACCTTAATTCTCCTGCCACTTTGGCAGGACTATACTATATATAGACTTAAATATATATATGCATACTATATGTCGTATAGGACATGGACGCGCCCTTTTGCAGCACTCTCGGGCTGTCGTCCTAAGTGTTTGCAGAATAAGGGGTTAGGGCAAAAGCGCAAACTGGGGTCGTTGAAATGCCGTCCTAAGTGTTTGCAGTGTAAGGGTTTAGGGCAAGGGCGGGTGTTGAAGTCTGTTTTGGGATACCGGACATTGGCGTAAGTCCTTGCGGGCAAAGGAGTTAGGGAAAATGCCAATGGCATAAGAATTATCGTCGTCCTATCGTATTGCACAGCAAGGAGTTAGGAGAAGGCAAAAAGGCATGATAATTTGACAGGTTGTCAAGTTTTCGCAATAAAGGGCGCTTGTTGCAACACGTAAAGCCTTATTCCGCAAAGACTTAGGGCAATGTTGCATTTGCACAACGCTTTTCCTAAAGCCTTATTCCGCAAGGAGTTAGGCCAACAGCGCCGAAACGCCCTTAACGCGCATTCCGGCCCTTGCCCTAAGTTTTTCCCCCTTGCCCTAAAGCCTTATTCACCAATAACTTACAACAAGCCCCTCCAAGTTACGCCAATTCGCTTGACAATTTCCCCGTCGCGCGTTATAATGTCAGGTAGAACAATGGGAACCACTGCACCAAGAGCAACCTCATGGACGACAGGCGAAAAACCTCCATTGCCGTCGCAGTGGTTCCCACTCGCTTGTCGTCCATTTTTTCGTGACAGGAGGACAGGAGGATGAGCGGGAGCGACGGGACGCAGGTTGACTTTTCGCGGTGGGGAGCAGGGCGGACGAGAAGCGTCCTGACCTCTCAGCGCGGACGGGCGGAGGTGTGGTTCCAGGGACGTCTCCCCATTGCGATCAGGGTGGGAGAGATCGTCCTTGGGTCTGCGGACATGCTCGTGGACGAGGATGGACAAAGGCTCGCAGGGATGGTCACGATGTTCACGTCAGGAGGACAGTTCTTGCAGTGCTGGAGCAAGATCGTCAAGGAGGCACTGAAAGGACATCGTTTGGGTTTAGAACAATGTGAGGAGGACGATGAGGGGCAAACACACGTGCCCACGTTGCGGTGAGATGACGGCATCAGGGCCGGAGCTTTGCGATTTCTGTCGTCTTGAGCTTGAGGAGGACAGGAGGATGAGACACGGAAGGGTAAAGGTCTCGGAACATCGTGCTCGGCAAGTGCTCTTGTCGCAGCTCGAGCATTGTCTCGACATGGCTGTTGCGTGGAGGACGATTTGCAAGGACATCCCATCGTCCGAGGCGCAGGATGCCATGTTGTGGTGGATAAGTCGTCCAGATGTTGAAAACAGGGTCGCCTATGAGGAGAGCACCTCTGGGGCGGCACTTTTGTTGAGGGGACTGGACTCTCCAGGCGCGGACCAGGTGCTCCAGGGTGTTGCGCAGGCGTATGTGGCGCTTGCGAGGAGGACGTCAGAGTGAACAGGGAAGAGCTGTTCCGCAAAGTACGCTTGTTGCAGAACGAGTACGGATATCGGGCGCTGGGTGGCATTCCCGAGGACGACGAGCGACAGCAGGAGCTTCGGGCGACGATCCGAGCGCTTGAGGCGTCGCTGGAGAAAGAAGGAGGACGAGAGGATGAGTAACTGTGTAGAGCTGCACAAGTACACTGTGGACTTCGCTCCCGACGAGATTGACGCAAAGGGTCTCCAGGAGCTGTGCGAGGAGGCTGAGAAGGAGGTGAACAAGGAGAACTGCGGGGACGTGCGCCTCGACCCCAACCTCCGGTGCGCATGGTGGTATCTTTCCGAGAACACGACCTTTTCCCAAGACGGCGTGCGCATAGAGTTCGGTCACGGCAGAAGCACGCATACATGGCGGGACCTGAGATGGACGTTGAAGATGCTCTCGAGGTTTGTCAAGAAGCCTAAAGAGCACACGTTCCTGGTGGCAGACGAGTTCGACAACTTCGACTGTGTAGGTCCCGTCAGGGTTGACTTTTTGAATGGAAGGATCGTGCAATGAAAAACGGAACAGAGGCCAGGTTCGTCGGTCCCCTGCCGATGTGCGACGTGTGTGGGAAAAGGAAGTGCGTTTACGATGCAAAGACGAGGCTTGGACCTTGGGCATTCCTCTGCGAAGAGTGCTACAAGGTCTACGGCATCGGCTTGGGCGTAGGTCGTGGACAAAGGCTCATTTCAACAGAGGAGGAGGACGATGGGCACAGTAGAGAAGATTGAACGGGACGGAAGCTATACACACGAGGCTTGGGTTGCGTCCGCGGCTCTGGAGCTTCAACGGGTTGGGACTCTCATCCACAGCCCGCGGATTGATGCTGTCGCTCGAGGAGCGAAGCTCCTGCTGTGCCAGGAGGGTTGCACACCGGACGTGGTGCGGCTCATGCAGATAGTTGCAGCGTCTCGTGAGCGCACAGCGACTGGGGAGCTTGTGACAAAAGAACTTCGCGCGCTCCTGCGTATGTTTCCTGTGTGACTGAGGAAAGGAGAGGAAAATGGACTGGCGAAACGTAGGCGAGAACGTGGCCGTGCAGGTGAGTGAGGACAAGCGAGAAGTGCTCATCCGCCTGTCGACGAACGCACCGACGCGTGTCTCAAAAAGTGGGAAGTCGCAGGTTCTGGCGACGACGCACGGGTTCGTGGCTGTGCCCGGGACGGACCTTCGCATTTCCCTGAACGTGATCCGTTGAGAGCGAGAGCGAGAGCTTACCTGTGGGTTGCACGTGGACACCATCTCACGAAAAGAAAGGAGGCGTGCAATGGAGCTAAAGCACGTCAACAGGGTCGTGGACGGTGTTTACAAGTGCGTGGTGACCATCGGGACGAGAGAGTCCACGGATGGACAGCCACATCAGGTAGACGTCAGCTTCCCCGTGAACTTCAAGGCCGCGAAGAACGGGGGCTATACGCTCCACCTCGCGGACGAGTTCGAGCTGAACGCCGCCCTGAATGGGATGAAGCTCGCTGCTGCAGCGAAGGCGAAAGGAGCGAGCGGGTTCCACAAGGCGGGGGAACCGCTGACGGAGGAAGAGAAGGCCGCACGCAAGGTGGAACGGGCGAAGAAGTCCGTCCGTGCGCGCCTGGAGAAGATCAAGGAGGAGCTTGGTCAGGATGCCGTGAACGAGGTCCTGGCCGCGGCAGGGCTCCTGTAAGGGCAATGGACGTTTGTCCACGTGCAACCCACGTTTTCTTAGAGAGAGAGAGAGATGAACAAGTGGAGCAAAGACTACAGACGTGCATACGAACGCGCGGAGGGAGTGGATCGCATCCACACAATTATTGGGTGGGCAATAGCGATCTTCTGGGCACTTTTCCTTGCATGGACGTCAGGGCAATGAGAATAAACCTGGACCAACAGCACACGCGCACGTGGATGGCACTCCTCGCACAGCCAGTTTTCCTCTTCCTGGTGTCTATGGCTCTTGGCGAGGACGACCTCGCGGCGCTCGTCGCAGTCCTGTGGGTAGACTTCTGGTATGTTTTCGCGATGCTGAGGTTGTAAGAGAATGATCGAGATAGTCGCGGTCAAGGGAACCGACGAGAAAGCACGGGTGAATTGGAGGATGAACGGCGAGGTCGGCCTGACGTTCGTCGAGCCTCCCATTGTAAAGGGGATGTGTGGGATAGAGAAAGAGGAGGACGTGGAACACGTCTCGTGGCTCCCTGATCCCTGGCAGCGTGTTCACCGAAAGAAAAGCTTCATAGAGGAACCCGTCCCCACAAAGGAGGAGCTCATCCAAATGCTCCGTGAGGACAGAGCCCTCACGCGCCCTCCGCGACGAAGCCGCCCGGCACCGCACCGTGGACCCCACCCGAAGGAACGCTCACCTGAAGAGGAGCTTCGTGTCATGCTCCAGGAGCATCCAGAGCTCCTCAAGGAACTCTTAGAGGAGGACATGAAGAATGAAAGATAGCCTCTACGAGCGAGAATCACCAAATCTCACGATGCCCCGTGTGGTGGATGGGCATTGGCTGAGCGTGGTGATGGGCTGTCCACGCAAAGCACTCTTGAGGTTCGGCTACGGAATCGTCCCCCGCAAGCCCGCAATTGCACTGAGGTTCGGCGCGGCTATGCACGACGCGGTCCACACGTGGTACAAGGGAGGGAAAACAAAAGACGCCCTCAAGGCAGCCCTCATGACGTTTGGGAACCTTGAGGAGGACGAGGGGGACCGCAGGTCGAGGGCACTCGGAATGCGTGTCATGATGGACTACGCCACGACCTACGAGAGGGAGCCCTTTGAGGTCCTCGAAAGCGAAGTCGGCTTTGCGGTCCCGTTTGATGATTTTGTCTACGGGGGGCGCTTTGACAGGATCATCCAGTGGGAGGACGGAGAGGTTTATGTGATGGAGACAAAGACAGCCTCTGGCCTCGGTGCACGGTGGCTGAAGGGCTGGCATCCGCACACGACGATCACGGGATACGTTTGGAGTGTTTATCAAACGTCTGGTCACAGGTGCTCTGCGTGCCTGCTCGACGGCATCAACACGGCGGAGAACCCAAAAGTCAGGTTCCTTCGAGATTTTACGTCACGCACGGAGGCAGATGTTGAGGAGTGGAAGCTCACCGTCCGTTCCGCCGTGCGCTCCTGGAAGGATCGCCTCGCGCGTGCAGAGTCTCCACAAAAGGTCTTCCCACAAAACCCTCTCCATTGCCACTCATATAGCGGTTGCGAGTATCGTCCGCTGTGTATTTCGGGCACACCAGCCAGTCTCGTGGAGACCCTCTACGAGCGCAAAGCCTGGGAGCCCTTCGAGCTTGAGGGAAAGGAGGACAAGAGCGTATGATTGTGATCAACGTCGCAGCAACGTCGGCAGTGGCTGTTCCTCTTCTCGTCTTGCTTCTTCGGAATCGTCGGCGACTGAACGTTCTGGAAAAGCGTCAGGAGGGCATGAATGTCTACACGGGTGAGCTCAACAACCGGCTCGTGAGGTTGGAGCTTTGGGTGAGAGACCATTGCAAAAAGGAGGACGAGCACAATGGCTGAGGAGACAATTCTCGTCATCGGAGCAAGCGGAAGCGGAAAGACGTGGTTTGCGTCCACTGCCCCTGGACGCGACGGGAAGAAGCTCATGCTGGATCTCGAGTGCAAGGCGAAGCATCTCCCAGAGGAAAGACGGAAGGGCTGGACGATAGAGGAATACCCAGACTCTCCGATCCTCGAGGCGCTCGACATGCACGCGAGAGACGAGCACGTTTCCTCGACCACGCGCCCGATGGCATACCGAAAACTCGTGAGACGCGTGAATAAGCTCTACGCAGAGGAATGGGACGTTGTCGTGCTGGACTCCTGGAGCAAGCTCTGCGACATAGCTAACCGTCAAATGCACGCGAACGCCTCACGTCTTGGCCTCCCGATCACGCAGCCGGAGTATGGGGTCCTGAACGCAAAGTGGCTGGAGGTGCTTCCCGCCCTCGTTGGGATTCCGTGTAGGCTTTTTCTCATGACCGCGCACGAGGAGCTCGGGAAGGACGAGCTCACGGGGAAGATGTTCTACACGCCGTATTCCTATGGACAGGCGATCCGTCCGATCATGCCCACATATTTTGGGAACGTCTTCCGAACGGTCATCGGGTCGCCGGACGATGAGGGAGCCCCGCGCTACCTTGTCCTCACGCGTTCTCGTGGGCTTTTCACGCTCGGGAAGACGATTCATCCTGGTTTGCCTCCTGTGCTCCCGAACGACATGCGCATGGAGGCGTGGAAGGGAGGTGAGAAAACATGATTGGGGTCACAGAGTCCATCCTCACGCACGCGCCCCGCATGGAGAAGGGGAATGTTGGTCGCCTATGCGCTGTGCGGTGGAACGTGGGAACGTTCGCCGCAGGATGGACAGAAAAGGCTGTCGTGAGACTACGTCCGGTCATCACGATCGGGTGGGTTCGGGAGGTGACTGAACGGGCGGTCCTTCTCGCGCCCACACGTGCGCTTTCCGACGACGGGATAGCGTGCTCAATCACCATTCCGAGAGGGGCGGTGGTTGGCGTTACATTCTTCAACAGGCTTAAGTGGAAGGAGGTGGTAGAGCAGGAGATGCAAGAGGGTGACGTTGTGGAGAGTATTTCTTTACTTTAGTGCTGGGAGGATGTACAATGCCTAACGAGTTTGAGGAGTTAGCGGATGAGGTTGTGGAGGATGAGGAGCTTGTCCTGAAGCCCGACTTCGAGGAGGCAACGGACTTTGAGCCCGTGCCAGCGGGAGAGTACCCCGTGAAGGTTGTGGACGTGGACTTCAACGTCTGGCCGAGGGGCACGGACGCTGAGCACCCAGTCAAACCGAACGGGGAGGCCGCGTACCCAATGACGGTGTTCCACCTGGAGATTGTGGAAATGCCAGGTTTTGAACACAGGAGGCTCGTCCCCTTCCGCGCGGCGCAAAGTGGTCCGTGGTCGGGGTTCCTGCTGAGCACCCTGAAAGCCCTCGTGCCAGGGTATGTCAAGGGTGCACCGATCCGCAAAAGCGACCTGATCGGCAAGCTGGGAACAGCCATCGTGCGGGAGCGAATGTACGAAGGGGAGAAGACAAACGACGTCCGTCGGATCGTCCGCTACCGTGGCTCAGTGAACGAGGGACTTTGAGGATGCTCCACAACGCCCCGCTGCAGGTTGCAGATCCCCTGGGCTGTTCGATGGCAGTCGTCGGCCTTACCCACCGGCCAGCGGGGCGACTTTTAGAGGAGGTGTGAGAATGGACGAACTGGCAAAAGCGGTCAAGAAGGAAGCGATTGCATCCGAAAAGGAGCCGGACGGATTTCGGGAGCCGCTTGATGTGGCCGCGGAGAAATGGGCTCTCCATTGTCTGCGAGCATATCAGGGTGAGGTGCTAACACGAGGTTTGGCAATCTCTGAGGCTATTGGGCAGTTCACAGCAGTTTTGCTGGACAAGTAAAACGGCGAAAACGGAGGAGGCGCACGATGCTAAAAGTGATCAAGGTGCAATGGACGCATCGGGGTGACGGAACCTGGGAGTCGCCGGAGCGAGAGCTCCAGCGGAAGCTCAACGAGGAGGACGTCGTTGAGGTTCTGTCAGTGACGCCGATCGTACGAGATGCGAACGCACCAGGCGATGAGCTCAACGATGTCGAGCTGATCGTCATCGCGCGAACGGAGGCGGGGAAATGAACAAGGGACCATACACCCTGGACGAGCCCTTCCTTGATGTGTGGGATATCAGCCGAGGCAACAAGGTTGTTCTCACAATCTACAACTTCAGCAGATCAAAGGCAGAGCAGGTATGTAGGCTCCTCAACGACGCTGACCGTCGCGCCCGCGAGGAGGAACGGGCAAAGCTTAAGAAAGAGAAGCCTGGACACTTTGACGTGGCCGATCTTTACGAGGAGCCGGAAGCGACCTCGCAGGGGCGAGAGCCGGAAATCTCGTGCGCAGAGGGTTGTGAAGCACGGCGTGTGATCCCAGTAAACGGAAGGCTCTCTTACGGGAAAAGATTCCTGCTGCACGAAATAGCCAGCGATCCCCGATGGACGGGGCGATACGGCTACGCGGTCGTCCCTGGCGTTGTTAACTGGCGAATCAGCCCCAGGGCTTGGAGACACAAAGCTGCAAGGTATGCTGTAACAGTGGATCCCCTCGCGGTTGAGAACTACATCCCTCTCCTGCCCGATTATGTCGAGATGAGGAAGTGAAAGGCAGAATTGGACAGGCAAGAAGAACTCACATCCTTACCCGAAAGGAGAAGACTGAATATGGGTACTGGGGAGAATCGCTCTGCGGGTGGGCTGGGCAATGCTTTCCCACGGAGGGGCCGGTCACCTGTAGACAGTGCATGTCGCTCAGTCGTCCTCAGCGATCTGCACCTCGGCGACGGCAGCAAGGCAGATGACTTCGGCCCGTCGAACGGGCGGGCAGACGTGGAGCTGATCCAGTTTGTTGAGGCTCTGTCGAGCGACACCACACTCATCATCGCAGGCGACCTCCTGGAGCTCTGGCAAGCGCCCCTGTGGGCGATCAAGCGGGCGCACGGGGCGGCGCTGAGGACGCTCATGGAACGTGCAGACATTTACGTCATCGGCAACCACGACAAGGCAATGATCGGCACGAAGCTATACGGTCTCCGGGGGGTGCCCTATTGGAGCGGTGAGCTCGGGGGCGAGCGGACGCTCATTGAACACGGGCACATCCACGACCCCGTAGTCGCAAACGCGCCCAGGTTGGCCAGGATTTTTACCCGCGTTGTGGGCTACCTTGAGCGCTATGTGCACCGTGACGTGGACCGCTGGGCATCAGCCGCCTGGTGCTGGCTCACGCGCACGGGACGGCATGGTGGGAACGAGCGCTACGTGCCGCTCGTTGCACGAGATGCATACGCGATGGGCTGCACGAGGGCTATCTTTGGGCACACGCACAAGCGGATGCTGTGGACGGTCGCACGCATCTACGGGCGGGTGATCCGCGTCGCAAACGCAGGCACGTGGACAAATGGACGGCAAGATGTTCTTTTTATTGGAGGAGAGAGAATGAACAAGAAAGCGCTCTGAGGAAACGGGGAAGCGCTGAGCAGTCACTCAGCGCACTTTGAACTTTTACGGAGGGCTGCACGATGGCTCGCACGGGAGAGACGCTAAAAAAAGCATTGCCGGTTTTGTTGCAGATGCCAGACGATGTTTACTTTGACACAGACATTCTTGGGAGGGTTTCGTTCCAGCCACACACACAGGAGGAAGTGGCTCTGATCAAAAGCTTTTTCCCTGGGCTCATCTGGAAGAGGACCTGGAACAAGGGCCTGAACTGGTGGGAGTACGAGACCGAGTGGAACGGCATTAAGGTCAATCTCTACGCTGTCCACGAGGCCCCGCCGATGTGCAGAGCAATCACTGAACGTCGGATGGTGACAAAGCGCATCCCCACCGAGTTCAAGGAGGTCACGGAGGAGACGGAGGTCATCGTTGGATGGGAGTGTAAAGGAGAGAAGGATGAGAGTGCATAAGCTGGTTGTGGTGGTGCTGGTGACAATGGCGCTGGCTCTCGTCGGCTGCTCAGTCGTAGGACTAAAGGGCAAGGCGAGCACGCCCTATGGCACGGGGGAGGTTGAGCTCGAAAAGGGAGAGATCCAGAGCATAGAGAAATAGGAAAGGGGCCATGTCCAAAGGCAAGTGGTTGAGATGCACCCCGTTTTGTCCTCCGGCGGGGGAGCTCTCACCACTTGCCACTTTGTTTGTGTTTAGAACGATGTCAGGAGAGGGAACATGCAACTGAAGATCAGTGACATCACCATCGGAGACCGCTTTCGCCAGGATTTTGGAGATCTACAAGGTCTTCGTGAAAGCATGCAGCGCGTCGGGCTCATTGAGCCGATCGTCGTGGAGATAACAGCCGACGGAAAAGCGGCTCTTGTCGCTGGTGAGCGACGTCTCCGCGCGGCGAAAGAGCTCGGATGGGAAACGATTGAGGCCACAAAGCGCTCGGACCTCGACGAGTTCCAGCGTCTTGAGATTGAGCTTGAGGAAAACCTTCACCGAAAGGACCTGGAGTGGACAGAAGAGGTGAAAGCAAAAAGGGAGCTCCACCTCCTCAAGCAAGCACTCCACGGGAAGTCAAAACAGGGCGCACGAACAGACCTCGGGAAGAAGAAGGAAGGCTGGGGACTGCGTGACACTGCGGAGAGTCTTGGACAAAGCGTCGGTCCGCTCTCGCAGGACATCCAGCTTGCGGAAGCTCTCCTTCATCTTCCTCTCCTCGCGAAGGAGAAGAACAAGAACCGTGCGTTCCGAAAGCTCTCACGACTCCGCCGAAGGGCGGCCAGTATTCTTCTTGCGGACCAACTAAAAAAGGAACGTGGGGAGCTCGACGGGGTCTACAATAAGGACTTTTTCGTCCTTGCCAAGCAACTGGCGGACGAGAGCTTTGACTTCGTCGTTGCGGACCCTCCATGGGGAATTGGGATTGACCAGAGCGAGATGTTTACGCACGGGGACTACCACAAGCCCGTCGTGGGGGACAGAACGTCGGACGTGTTTACAGACGAAGAAGCGAGTGCGCTTGAACAGATCGAGAGGCTCCTTGTGGAGTGCTATCGTCTCCTGCGTAGAGACCGTCATATGGTGATGTTTTGTGGTGAGCAACATTATAGCTTCTTGCTCGACATTGCTCGTCACATCGGCTTCACCCCCGCAAACGTCCCCGGGATTTGGGACAAGAAGATCCCAGGTCGTCCGCACAATAAGTGGCTTTCACCGGAGCACGAGGTCTTTATGGATCTCATGAAGGGCGAACGTGCGCTCACGAGCTTTCATGGGACAATGTTCCGCCACGAGCGTGCAAGTGGAGCGGGTCGACGGCACCCGACCACGAAGCCAGTAGAGCTCATTCGGGAGATTATAGAGGTCTATACGCTTCCACAGGAGGTCATCCTTGATCCCATGATGGGAAGCGGGACGAGCGTGATTGCCGCACATGCTTGTGGACGGGAGATTGTGGCGTGTGAGATCCGAGAGGACTACTACACCGACGCCCTCGTTTGGATTCACGCGGCGGAGGAGGAAGGGGCGGAAACAGAAGGTGCTTGACTTTCTGGACGCCAGCATCGTGGAGGCATGTATGTCACACAGGATGAAGTACCTCCGGTCGCTCCTGATGCTGGACCTTCCAACGTTTTACAGTGTCCACCTGGGCGACGTCCCGTGTCCCGCGTGCAACGGGACGGGAGTCGTGAGTCGCAGATTGCTTCTGCCGTGTCCCATTTGTAAAGGCTTCCGCGAAATCCCGACGTTCGCGGCGCGGGAGCTCAGCGTTCTCATGGAGAGGAGGAGTCACAGTCATGACAAAAATTGTTCCGGGAACCGGACCGCAGGACGCACCGATTGCAATTATAGGAGAGGCCCCAGGCACCGAGGAACTTATACAAGGAAAACCCTTCGTGGGAACGTCAGGGAGACTCCTCGACAGGTGGCTTCAAGCAGCAGGGATCATGAGGGACCAGTGTTACATAGACAACGTAATCCAGCGAAAGCCACGGGGGAAGTTCGAGGATTGCTTTTACAAGGACAAGCAGCCCACGGCTGAGCTTCTTGCCGGACGGGAGCGCGTCAAGGAAACGCTCCGCTCAATTGAATCGAACGTCATCGTGCTCCTTGGGGAGGAGGCTCTTCGTGCGGTCGCAGGAAAGCAGGGGATCACAGACTGGCGTGGGAGCATCATCCCCACGGACCTCGGGAAGGCGATCCCAATTGTCCATCCTGCCGCCGTCCGACGTAAGTGGAACTGGTCTCCCCTTTGCATCCTCGACATGAAGCGCGTTGCAGTTGAATCAAAGACCCCCGTCTACACCCCACCCTTCAATTGGGACAACATCGTCGTCCCCGTGACCCCAGAGGACGCAATCCAGGAGATTGAACATGCGATCCATGCTCCGTATATTGCACTTGACATAGAGACAAGACTCCACTCCCCCGCAATCACGCACTTCGGCTTTGCACCATCTCCCGACTACGCTGTGAGCATCTCGTTCGTCGTTGCCAACGAGAAGACCCTTGGGCTCCCCAGGTATGAACTTGCCGAGGAAATTGCAATCTGGGACGCCATCGCTGCGCTCTGTGCAAATAAATCGAGAAAGATCGTCCAGAACGCCGTGTTTGACATTCCTATCCTGAATCGCATCGGGATCGTGGTCGAGAACTTTTGGATGGACACGATGATCGCCCACACGGCCCTCTTCCCCGAAATCCCGAGGGGGCTGGAGACGCTCACGAGCATCTACACAGACATCCCATACTACTATGACCTCAAACACCAGGGAAGCGTGGAATATTGTCTATACAACGCCCTCGACTGTCTTGCAGCCTATCGCGTCGCGATGCGTCTCGACAGACAACTTCGTGCGTTCGGGACAGACAAGCTATACTTCCGTGTCCTCCACCCCGTTCTTGGCCCAGCGATCCACATGCAAGAGCGCGGGATCAAGTGCGACCTCGGCTGGAGAGCAAACGAGACTCGAAAGCTTGAGGAGAAGCTTCTCGTCATGCAACGCACGCTCAATGAGCTCGCGGGCGAGGAGATCAACACCAACAGCCCGACGCAGATGATCAACTTCCTATACGAGAAGAGGGGCATCCCTCCGATCCTCCATCGCAAAACGCGCCGTCCGACCACGAACGAGGACGCCCTCGAAACGCTCGCGCGAAAGCATGACATCCCAGAAACACGCCTGATTGTCCTCATTCGCTATCTCCGAAAGCTCCTGGGGACGTACTACAAAGGTGCTCTTGACGACGACAATCGCATCCGATGCTCCTGGAACGTTGGGGGAACAGTGACAGGGAGGTGGAGCTCGACCAAAACCTGGAGGAACACTGGGATGGACCTCCAGAACGTCCCCGTCCCTGAGCGCCGCCAGTTCATCGCAGATGAGGGAAAAATCTTCCTCTACGCAGACCTCAGACAGGTCGAGGCACGTTTCGTTGCATGGCTCTCGAAAGAACGACACATGCAAGCAGCCTTCAATGAGGGAAAAGACATCCACCGTGTCAACGCAACCAGCGTGTTTCCGGGGGTGTCCTACGACAACGTCCCACCTGCCCTTCGCCAGGCTGCAAAGCATCTTGGCCACGCAGCGAACTATGGTGTTGGAGCAAGGTCCTTTCTCATCACGATGCGCCAGAAGACAGTCCTCAGGGGGGAAAAGCTGGCCCTTCGGGGGGTGACTCCTCCAGACGTTTACATCCCACAGGACACAAATGAAGCGAAGGCCCTCCTTGACTCATACTATGCGCACTGGGTTCGCATAAAAGCATGGCACGCAGAGGTCAAGGAGGAGCTTCGTCGAACGAGGAGTATCGACTCACCCTTCGGGCGGAAGAGGATGTTCTTCGGACCGCTCCGGGGGACCCGTGGTGCGGCCACGATCCGAAAGGCGATAGACTACCGTCCGCAAAGCGGCACGGCGGATCTCATAAACCTCGGGATCATCTCCCTCTATGCTTCGCTCCCAGAGGGCGCAGAGATTCTACTGCAAAACCACGATGCAATCTTGGTGCAGTGCTCCCCCGATCAAGAGGGGGAGGTCAGGACGCTTATAAAGCGTGCTATGGAGATCAAGGTGCTTGGGGACATGGTAGTCCCTGTGGAGATCAAAAAAGGAACAAACTGGGGAGAGCTGGTGGATGTGGAAGAAGAGGAGGAGCTGTGATGAAAGACCTAACTGAGGATGAGATTGCCGATCTGGTCGAGAGGATCAAGAAAGCCCCACCTTTCGGGTGCATTCCTGTGTCAAAGCGGGAGATGCGACACTTGATAAAACATCCATACTTTGGGAAAGAGCATCAGATAGATGAGACAACTCGGAGACGGCCTCATCCGCGCATGGCTTGAGTACACGAAAATCCAAGAGAGTCCTGAGCTTTTTCACAAGTGGGTCGCCACGAGCTGCGTGCTTGGGATGCTTGGACGGAAGTGTTGGGTGAATAGGGGATATTATCTGCTCTACCCGAACGAGTATATTTTCCTCATCGGCGCGAGCGGAAAGGTAAAAAAGGACACCGCCATAGACATCGGCATCGCGTTCTTGGAAAAGTGTCCCAACGCTCCCGTGTTTTTTCCTGGACGTCTTACAGGGAGCTCCCTTATGGGCTACCTGTCCAAGCTCAGTCAAAGGAAAACAAGTGATGGTCTTGACTATCTGGACGCGAGTGTCTATGTCACGGCACAAGAGTTCGCTGGCCTCGCAAGCAAGGGCGCGATGATGGATGATCTCCTCACGGTTTTGACGCCCTTGTACAAAAGTCCTGAGTATCATGCATACCTCACACGCGCGCACGAGTACGAGGTTCTCCGAAAGGTCTGCGTGAACATCCTGGGCGGAAGCACGGTCGTGTGGCTCCGCGACATAATCCCCGCTACGGCCATAGGTGGAGGTTTCCTTGCGCGTGTGCTGCTCGTGTGGGCGGAGAGGGGGAGGGATCGGAGGGCTGACCTGACGCTTTCGCCAGAGGTGATTGAGCTTGGGGAGAAGATCATCTCTGACCTCTC